ACATAGGTGTTTACGGGTGTGGCGGTAACGCCAAGAGAAGGTCGCTGCTTTGCCATGGGTTATACGAAGGAGATTCCGCCTCCGTAGGAGTATCCGCTCTGGATGGGATTGAATGCCGGGGCGGGCGAAGACAGAATTGGAGCCTGATTGGTAGTCGGTCCCGCCAGAGACGAGATTCCCGGGGGGCCTTGGAATGAACTCAGGGCTCCGTACACGGAAATCCCTGAAGTGATCCCGTTCATAATGCTTGCAAACGGATTGATCGTTGCGGCGGGAGGGAGAGGATTTGGGTATCCACTGTTGATGGCCCCCTGTCCTCTGGCGTAGATAGCCTGAGCCTCCATGTTGGACTGCCTGCCAAAGTTCCGAACATTCCGCATAGCGGTTGACTCAAACTCGGCCACATCTCGTTCAAACTGGAGGTGAAGAAGATCGGCAGAGACGCCCTCGACACCTACTGCGGCCTGCTGAGTTCGGGCAGTAGCCGAGGCTTCACGGACACTGCGGGCAATGTTGGAGAGTTCGTTCTGGGTAGCGTTGGCCTGCTCGATCTCTCGCCGTGCCAACTGGTCTACCTGAAGTCCGACATCCTTGATAACTGCGGCAGCGTTCTCCCGGTAAGCCCGATTCTGGGAGATTCCAAGCCTACGACGGTAATCGTTCTGCTCATTGGCGGCGGTTGCTTGGGAAGCGACTCCCACAGCCGCATTCGCCACTCCGATACCAATGGCTGCTTCGACTAGTCCGCACATGTTTTAGTTCTCACGAATTCAATGAAGGGTCGTTTTTCAGGTCCATGATCTGGGATAACGCGCACAAACTTGAAGCCCATCCACTTGAGCCAAGCGATGTGAACATCATTCCGTTGATCGACAATGTTGTACAGAAGCGGGGCTTGCTCCTGTAGATACTCAATCCATCCACGGGTTTGGCGAAGAAAAGCCCACTTATGGTCCACAAGTCCATCGGTGGCAAGCATCCAGATGGATGCGTAGACGCCCTTTTCCAGAACCTTGTACCCGAAGATGCCCAGAGGTTGTGTGCCCGTATCGATGGTGTAACACTCGTCTGAGGCGAGATAACCGTGCATAAGGGCCCGCATAGGCTCTTCGCCAGCCCCCGCCTTGATCTCCTCAATGTCTTCCTGCCGCATATGGGCAGCGACATGGGCAATATCTGGGACGATTGTTCTTCGTACCAACAGTCTCAAGTGGAGTACCTCGTTGCCCGGTCATTGTACGAGGCTTCGATGTCTCCACTCAGAATCTTGGAAGGTAGCGGAGAATCATTCACGATCTTGAGAGTCAGGTTCTCATTCTTGGAGAAGATCGGAACTCTAAAGGCCCCCGTCAGGATGTTGGCGCTGTCGAGGTTGCTAGTGCCCAAGATCTCCCCAGTAAAGGGATACGAGAAAGTGGACTCGTTCTTGATCTGGGCTTCAATCCTGAAGTAGCCAGTGTTGGCATATTGCAGGGTCAGATATCGCAACTGATACCTACCCGTCAGCATGGCTGCATCACCCCGTCCTGCCCGCCCCTTGATATACGGCGTAGAGAACTGGTACGTCTTGACGAAGGTGGTGCCAATCCAGACATCGGTCGTGCTGTAGTCGCCAATGACGGATACCGTTCCAGCCGCCTCAGTCGAGGTATTGAACAAGGTTCCGGAGACGGTGTTGAGAATGACACCAGAAGCCGTGACTACCCGGGTACGACCTGCAACGTAAGAGGCAGGCTTGGGAAGCGTGAACGTAGTCAGCCCAGTAGCCGAGTTATAGGTGCCCGGAGCAACGCTAGCGTCCACAAAGATCCGTTGGTCAACATGGGTTAGCCACTGTTGTCCACTGACCGCAACGTCGTTCGCCCCAACACCCATGCGGATCTTTTCAATGGTGATGAAAGACCGATTATTGCTTCGTGGCCTCTTGAACACCACATACAAGTCTGCTTCGACAAACCCAGCCCAAATAACCTTAGGAGGATTCAAGTCAAATTCACTTGCATCGAGGAAGGTAAACCGGAACCATGCCGACTGTAGCCGGGTTCCTCCTTGGTCGTAGTACTTGTAGCAGTACAGATTGCCGTCTCCGCCAACCACCACCGCAAGGTTCTCATGGGTGGAAGCGGCGAGATGGACAGGGGTTCCCGGGATGTATCGGGCCACGTTAGTGGTCAGGTCGTTAGCCAGATAAGATCCGTCTAGGGCGGGCTGTGGAACCAACTCACGCATCCCAGAGAAGCCCCCGTTTCCAAAGGTGAAGAACACTGAGGAGGCAGAGGGAATCGGCTCTACGACACCGGCCTGACTATCGAACTCGGCCACCGAGATGATGGCAACTTGCTTGGGAGACAGGATCTGTCCACCACGGAGAACCAACTGGCTGGTGGGCGTGAAGAGAATCAGGTCTCGATTGAAGGGAACGGCGGAGACAATCTTGCCAACCCGGGGGCTGGAAGAGGCAACGTCAATCGGATCCGAATCAAGGAGATCCAAGACCGTAGTCCGGAAGAAGTTGAAGAACTCCGAGGTTTCACTGAAGACGATGTTCTCGCCCGACATGAACCCAAGACGGTTCTGGTAGAACACCATGTCCTGAATTGGGATTCCCGTAAATGACGCAAATGGATTGGTCGTATCGCTGCCTACCAGCCTATCGGTCCACTTGTAGCCCGTGTAGTTGGCTCCTGCGGGGACATTTGATGCGGGAGTCGTACCATCGGCATACTTCAACATGAAGGTGCCGTCCGACTGGCGAATCAGTATGACCGGGAGGGTTGCCGTGTTCCACTTGAACAGGGAGCCGGGGGCCGGACACTCCTCCCAGATCCCCCGAGAGAACGTGCCGTTGTCGGCCTTGAACTGGACCCAGTAATCGTCAAATTCTGATTCTGGAGTGCCAACGACTCTAACCATGTAGTTGTGTGGAGCCGTTGGAGGTAGGTCCTCAAACCGTTCGACCTGATCCCGGATAAAACCCATCCCGTCGCCACCAAAGTCATCTGTAACTTGAGCCGTAAAATTGTTCGTGGAGTTGACGATGTAAATGACATTGTCTACATGCGTGCTGTTCGTGAATCGGGCTTGGCCCACAATGCCTCCCGCAGGGCCGCTATAGTGGGCTCCTCCAGAAAACAAAGCGGTAGCAACGTAATCAGTGCCAATAGCCCCATTGCTTGGACCATCGTGCTTTACAGTAAAGACGGTGGCTGTTGGCGTGGTGGCTTCCGTGATCTTGATCGAGTGGTCTCGATCATAGTTAGCCTGCTTGATCCACACAAGGCATGCACGGTTGTAGTTCGTAGGTGTCTGAGTTACCGTGTTTCCTGCCCCAGTCAAAGCAGCCGGAACAGTGGTGCCATTTACAAGAAAGGTGACATCGCCAATAGTCAGTGCCTTGCGCTTGGACCGCACAGCCGTACCAAGAGTCGTGGCCCCATCAATGTACAGCGTCTTTCGATTCCCAGCCAGATCGTAGATGTCGGCAGTGCCGTTCTCCTGCACAATCAGGAGATACTTTTCAGCCTCGTCCCGTTCGATCAGGTGTACAAACACCGTGTCCGTGTCTGCAATATGCCGGAGATTTGTCCCGTTGCTGACGGCAGCAATATGCTCCGTGGGGGGCCTCTTGGTCAGTCCCTCAACCGGAGACGGTACAGCATTGTCCATGATCTCAGCCTCGTTTGAGGCGCGGATCGACGGGGGCTGTTGGTTGACTCCGCCAATGAGGTTCGGGATAGGCGTAGTGATCAGCATCAGGTCACTCGATATGAGCCTTCTCGGATGAACGTGCGCCAGACATCGGGGCTGTCAAAGATGGTGTAGTCGCCCACTTCGTTCTCGTATTCAGTCATGGCAGCCAGTGCAGCCACTTCGTCTCGCAGGGTAAAGGCGTTGTTCTTTTCAGAGCCCACCATACGGTCTTGGAAGACACGGGCAGCCCGGATGGTGATGTACCGCTTGGCCGTTTCAGGCATCTCCTCGAATTCCATCAGGTAAATCTGAATCACCTTGATGGACTCGGTGAACACATAGGAATTCGTCTTGCGATTGTACAGGCGATTGCCACGGACAACGATGTCGTAGTTGGAATACGAACGGTCCATGTCCACCCGAACAATCTTATCGCTGATGTAGATGAACCCGGTTCCCGTATCCGGAGTCATCACCACATCTTCGTCGGTGTTGAACTGCCAGCCATACGTCAAGACCTCTCGGGAGATCTCATCGAGGATGTTCTGGGCAATCAGCGAGTCAGCCCTCTGGGCCGACAGGGAGTTCACCGGGGGCTCTCCAACGGTGGAAAGCATGGTGTTGATTGCTTGCAGTTTCGTGGTCTTCGTGAGGGCCATTCTTGAACCTCAAAGAAAAGAGGGGGTGGAACCCAACTAAGGGAACCACCCCCTCTTTCAACTCAGGGAGTGACCAACCTCAATTACGAGGCGGTCAGTTCGTAGCAGCACTCCTCGCGGAGGACGTTGTGACCCATGGCGTACTTGGCAAGCATGAGCGTGCCGAGGCGTTCCATGATGTAGTCCGACTCCAGCGAGAGGTCCATCAACTTCACCGTACCAACAGCCTCGCGGTGGAACACGATGCCACGGGTGGTGGAGTAGTTGAGGCTTGAGTAACCAGCATCCGCCGCGCCGCTAACATCGTTCTTCACGCCGCTAGCACCGTGCAGCGCGTCCGGCGACGAAGACTCGTTGGCCGAGGGAAGGTGGTTGGTCTTCATGATCTTGATACCAGCAACCTCGAAGATCTGGCCGCTGGCGATGCTTCCGTTGCCATCGTTGCCGTAATCACGGTTCAGGGACAGGTTGCTGGTCTGATCAAGGACCAACTTGTAGTACATGTCCGGACGCAGGAGGCAGAACCGCTCCTCGCTCGGAACATTGGCCTCGTCCATCTTCTGAGCAGCGGTATACAGACCCGCAACGATGGTGTTTCCGGTAGGATTGGCTCCAATGCCAACCTGAGCGCCCAGATAGCCGTCCGAAGCCGTCGAACCACCGAAGCGATCCGTACTCTTGCGGGCACCAGCGATCACGGTGCGGATCAGGTTCTTGTCAGCCGTGTAGGCCAGAGCCCGACCAATTTCCGTGCTGTAGATGCTGCGGACATCGTAGTGGTTCTTCATCTCATCGATGTCGGCCACGAAGGTGCTGCTGACGAGAACATCATCGATGAAGATGACCTTCTCGTTGTGCTTGAAGCGGCTGAGGTACTTCGAGGTAGGACTGTTGCCCGTATCAAAGGACACGCCAGTCGCAAAGGTCGAAGCAGATGCGCCAGCAAAGCCAGCCGTACCAGTAGCCTCGCTGAGGACGGACTCGCCGGGGACATGGTACTTGGCCGATGCCACGCCAGTCACCGGGAAGGTTGCGGACTTGCCGCTCTGAATCGTGCGAACACGGTGGAGGGGCATCATCACGTTGTACTTCTCGAAGGTGGTGATGATCTCACCGCTAAAGACCTTCAGGAAGAGTGCATCAGCGTCGGCCCCGAAGGACCCGCTGTAAGCCTGTCCCAAACGAGACGGCTGAACAAAGTCAGGCATTGTGTGTTTCCTTAGTAAATAACGAGTGGTTAGATGCGGGTACGCAGTTCACCTTGGTTGTCCCCCGCAGGGGGCCTGTGGCTACTAAACGCTTCCCTTGCCATCTGAAACAAGGGAAATGAAAGAGACTCCCCAGATTTCTCTGAGGAGTCCCGATGGCTTACGCGAATCAGGTGAGAGTCAGTGTCTCACGGCGCAGCCGGAGGGTCTTCGGGCACATCTGCTGCCCACCATCCAGCCGGGATCTCAACTCGATTCACCGACTTGACCTTGGTGCCGTCCTTCTGGACAACGAATACATGGGCCTTCACAGGTTCCGCCAGTTGAACAGGCGTTCCCTGCGGCACGATCAGAACGGTGGTTCCGCACCCTGCGATGAAACAAGTCGCGGAGACCGCCAGCAGTCGGATCAGCACCTTTGGCATATGTTTCCTTAGACACCAATCGTTCGATGAAGTGAAGGATTGCCGTGACAACCTGAGCAATCCACCCGGTCACGACTTCTTCTCAGCGTCCTTTGCCATGATCAGGCCAAGCCCTGCGGTGCAAGCGGCAATCACGGAGGCAATATCAAAGGTGGTCGCGGGATCGCCATCAACGATGGCAATGACTGCCGACGAAACAGCGGTCAGAATGGTGGCGATACCGAGAACGGTGGTCTTGATGTTGTTGGGCTTGGTCACTTGTTGACTCCGAGTGCATTAGACAGGGCGACACGCTGTTCGACATCCTTGCGATATGCGGAATCCTTGGCGTACCGAGGATCCTTCATTGCCGCAACAATCTCAGCCACGCTGCGGAACGCTCCGCCGCTAGGCCCAGCCACCTCGCCCTGAATCAGGCGGCCAGACGAACCATTTGCCTGCTCGAACCGAGCCTTGAGGCCCTGAACAGCCATGCGGATTGAACTCATGTTGCCGCCATCCATGATCTGATTGAAAGCGTCGATCTCAGCCTCATCAAACGTGTTGGCTGCCCAATCAACCATGGACTGGTACTGCTGTTCTCCACCCGCAATCCCCATGACGGTGGAGATATTGGTCTGCTGAACGGCCTTCTGCCCTTCGACATAGGCACGAACCATCGGCTCGGGAAGCCCCATATCAACGATGGCCTGAATAGACTCCGCGCTCAGATCCCCGTTTTCTGCAAACTCCTGCGAGTACTTTTCAAGCCCGCTGAAGTCCGAAGGCTTGGCTCCGCCACTCAGACGCTTCTCCAGTTCCCCGTAAGCCTTAGCCAGTTCGGTGGGATCCTTGAACTTCTCAGGAAGCCACTCTGGACGCTGGGAGATATCAGGAGTTTCCTGAGTATCCGCCTGCTGCTGTTGGGCCTGTGCCTGAGCGAGGGCGTCAACTTCGTTGTTTGACTCTGCGGTATCTCGGACGATGGTGACTTGCTGGTGGTTGCTCATTGCTGTTGTCGCATTCGCTCTTCAATCATGTTGCCTGTGGTCTTGGCGGCTTGCGGTCCAGCCATGGCGAGCATCTGCTGCTGCATTGCCACTTGCTGTTCCTGAGCGATCTGCTCTTCCGTCTTCACAAGACCAGCCGTGTCAATGCCGAGCGAGGCTGCACGACGATTCAGGTACTCACGGAAATCAATATACTGCTGAATTCCGCCGGGACCCAGAATCTGGGCAATTCCCTGAAGATAAATGTCCAGTCGGTTGAGGTCGTTTCCGCGTCCCAGTGCGTCGATTCCGGTGACGATGGTCGGGGTCACAAACTTCTTGTCAATCTTGGGCATCTTCTTGGACTTGGTGAGTCGGTCGATGATGCGATTCACAAGGGGCAACTGGAATTCCTGAGACAGCAGGCTGTAGATGCCGCCCAACTGCCGTTCGATGGACTGGGTGACAAGCCGGATCTCTTCGGCGGTCACGCGCTCGGCCTGTCGGATCGACGCCTCCGTCAACAAGAAGGCATAAGACAACCGCTCGTTGATGCTGTTCATGGTCTGAAGAGCCACGCTGAGGTCGGCTGCCTTCTGTACCTGAAGCACCGAGACATCCGCAGCGTTGCCTTCGATAATGGCACCATTGGGACTCTGGGCAATCTTTCGAGCCCGGGTCGATCCCGTGGGATTCACAAGGAACAGGACCTTCGCCATGGCCGCAGCAGCCTCGACAATGCTTTTGGACAG